TGACGCAGGAGCAGGTTGGAATGCAGAGTTTATTTTAGGAACTGTTGATACTAATGCAGTAACTATTGAAGCAACTGCTGGAGATGGCGATAATATTCACGGTCATGGTATTGATGGTGAAGATGGAGCTGCTCAAACAGTAACAGAAGGTACTGGAGTAGACGTTATCACATTTATTTCTGGCGCAACTAAAGGTGACAGATGTAGATTAGTATGTGATGGTACTAGTTATTATGTATTTAGCCTTGCAGCTGATAAAGCTCATATAACATTTAGTTAATAGCTAATTAGTATTTTTAAAAGAAGAGTCGCAATAGCGACTCTTTTTTTTATATGTATAATCAAACGTTACATTATATGCCAAAACAAAATATTGATAGAAAACCACCAAAAGGTTCTATAAAATTTTCCTTAACTTTATCTCCAGAACAAAAAAAAGCTAAAACAGAAATTTTAAAACATCCTTTTAATTTTATAGTAGGAAAAGCTGGAAGTGGTAAAACTTTATTGGCAGTTCAAATAGCTTTAGATCAATTTTTTAAAAGAGAATTTAACCGTATTATTATAACTAGACCCACAATATCCACGGAAGATAATGGATTTTTACCAGGATCAGAAAGGGAGAAAATGGAGCCATGGCTTGTACCTATTCGTTCAAATATGCGCAAGATTTACAATAAACCTCCTATACTAGAAAAAATGGAAAATGATGAACAAATAGAATTATGTTCATTAGCTCATTTTAGAGGTAGAACTTTTGATAATGCTTGTGTAATAGTTGATGAATTTCAAAATTTAACAAGACCACAACTATCAATGGCTATTGGTAGGTTAGGTAAAGATTCTAAAATGATATTTTGTGGAGACTCATACCAAATAGATTTAAAAGATAAAAATCATTCTGCATATCATGATATGGCAAAATTAATTTCTTCTGAATATGTTTATAAATGTGTTTTAAATGATAGTCATAGGCATGATGCTATAGATAATTTATTAGAATTATTAAACGGATATCATTAATTTTCCATATTCTTTTTATATTTATATTCGAACAACCTAATTTAATAAAACAATGGCGAATATACCTATATGGCAAGGCTCAGCAAATTTTAATGCATCTAATAATCCAACAGCATTTGGGTTTTATGATGATGACGCTGAATTTCAGGCAGATGCCCCTAAAGTAGCAGATTGGTGTGCTCAAAGATTAGGGTACCCACTTGTAGATATTGAATTAAAACAAGAAAATTTCTTTACAGCTTTTGAAGAAGCTGTTACAGAATATGGTACTCAAGTTTATCAATTTCAAGTAATAAACAATATAGGAAATCTTATAGGTTATACTACAGGTGCAGCTGATGATAAAATAGATCCAGATACAGGAGAATTAATAAAAGGAGAAGGTTTTAATCAAATCAGAATATCTGATGTTTATGGTACTGCTGGAGGATCTAGCACAACAGATGCTGGTCAAGGATATTCAAATGTTTTATCAGATACTAAAAAATATACAGCTTCATTAGCAGTAAAAAAAAATAAACAAAAATATAATTTATTATCAAGTACTCCAGAATATGCTTCTACAACCTTAGAATGGGGAGCAGGACAAGATTTAGACCCTACATCTAGTGCCGTTTTTGGAGCTTTACCTCATTCGTCATCAATTTCTTTAACTGATACAAATGGTACAACAGTAATATATAGAGCTACTACAGGATCTTCTGCAGGAGGATGGTATCCAGGAGCAAATGATGATACTGATCCTCGTCTCCCAAGTGAACCTAACATGGCAACAGGATCAGGAGAATATCGTAATTATGTACATATAAGTGCAAGTGTAGGTGAATTTGTAACTGGTAGTTATGTAGGTCAGTCTTTAGGATTAAGTGGAACACAAGGAAGTGGAGTTGCTGGTCATTTATCCTCAAGTGTTGATTCATTTCTTGCAGCTTTAGAAAGAACTCAACATAAAAATTCATTTACTGTTAGTTCTTCTCTTAGTTCTTCAGGAGCTTTTTTCATAACATTAACACAAAAAGTAGAAGGAGAAGGAGGAAATACAGCAATAACAGTAAATAACATGCCTGGAGTAACAGCATCAGCTGCTTTTACAGGTGGTAGTTCAGGATTAAGTTTTGAAGTATCAGGATCTCAAATATTAGCTAAATCTAAAAGAATAAAAATAGAAAAAATATACCATTACCAACCAGCAGCTATTAATAGATATTTTGATCCTTATGCAGGTACAGGTACAGGAATTCAATCCTTAATGGAAGCTTTTGGATTTGGTAATTATTCTCCAGGTGTAAACTTTATGTTAATGCCTATGTATTTTGATGCTTTAAAATTACAAGCAATTGAAATGAATGATTCAATTAGAAAATCAGCTTATCATTTTGAATTAAGTGGTAAAAATTTAAAATTATTTCCTATTCCAACAAGAGACTTTACACTTTGGTTTGATTATAGTATAGCAGATAGCTCTAATGACTTAACTACAGGAGCAGGTCACTCATCTGCAGATGTTGATGATGATGAAGAATTCCCAAAAGATACAATTACAGATCAATCTAATGTTCCCTACAAAAATCCAACATATAGATTTATAAATGCAATTGGAAAACAATGGATTAGAAAATATGCTTTAGCATTATCAAAAGAAATGTTAGGAAGTATTAGAGGTAAATATCAATCATTACCAATTCCTGGTTCAGAAACTACTTTAGATTATAGTAGATTATTAGACGAAGCTAGATCTGAAAAAGAAGCTTTAATAACTCAATTAAGAGAAGATTTAGATGCAACTACTACTCTTGCTCAAAATGAAAGACAATCAAATGAAAGCCAATTTAAACAATCACAATTAGGAGCTGATGATCCTTATCAAATTTATATACATTAATGATTAGTTTAAAAAAAATATTATATGAAGTTTTAAATAACTATAGTGTAGAAGTAGATTTATTTGTTGATAATACAGCTTCAACATATGATATTACTAATGAAATTAGAGCTTTAAAAGGAGTAACAATTGTTACTATTATTACTCCTGAAGATTATTCTCAAACAGGAGGAGATGAATATATTAGATTAAGAATAAAATTTGTAACAAGAGGTGATGCTAATGAAATGTTACAACAATTTTTAGATAGTGCTTTAGCTAAAGATGGTGAAGATACTATAAGAATACAAGGAGTAAAATCAATGAAATATAGGGAAGAAACTTTAAAAAGATTATAATGGCATTATTTGGAAACAATAGAGATATAAACTTATTTCATACTATTAATAGTGAACTTATAAAAGATATAATCCAAACAGAGGTAGCATATTATAAGTTTGCTTTAGAACAAACAACTAGTAATGTTTATGGTGAATCTATGGGTAAAGTTTATTATGAACCTATAAAAATAGCATGTTTAATTGATAGAGATGATCAATCATGGTCATCTGATGATTTTGGATCAGATTTAAACCAAACTATTAATTTTAGTTTTCTTAAAAATGAACTTAAAGATATAAATTTAGTACCTGAAGTAGGAGATATAATACTTTTTAGAAATAATTTTTTTGAAGTAGATTCAAAAATAGAAAATCAACTCATTATGGGAAGAGACCCAGATTATGCTTTATCTACAGAAGTAGCAAACCATGGTGATAGTTTTTCTATTATAATTAATGCTCATATTTCAAGAGTAGAAAAATTAAATTTAATACCTCTTAGAGGAGATAAGTACCCAATAACAACAAAATTAGATGGGGGAATAGCAAATACAACAGGATAAAATGGCAGATAGAAAAGATATAAATCCAAGAAGACCAATACCTTCTTCTCATTATGATAAATTAAGAAATAATTTATCCTCTAATTTTAAAGAAGGATTCCCTACTGTTAACTTCCCACTTCCAGATAATAGACCTAGTATGAATAAAGGTACTCATACTTCTCGTAAAGAAGATAAAGTAAAAGATGTTTCAATAGGTTTACAAGACCATGACGAGGCCATAATGTATTATTTTGATAATGTTATTAAGCCCTCAGTTATAATAAACGGAGATAGATCTCCTGTCCCTATTATATATGGTTCTCCAGAAAGATGGAAAGGAGTTCAAAAAGATGGGTATTTTAGAGATAAAGAAGGTAAAATACAAGTTCCTCTTATTATGTTTAAAAGAGATAGTATTGAAAAAAGAAGAGATTTAGGAAATAAATTAGATGGAAATAATCCTCAATTATTTTATTCTTTTCAAGAAAAATACACTAAAAGAAATCAATATGATAATTTTTCTGTATTACAAGGAAGAAAACCTCAAAAAGAAATGTATAAAGTAGTAATACCTGATTTTGTTAGATTAAAATATACTTGTACTATTTGGTGTGATTTTATGGCACAAATGAATAAATTAGTAGAAATGATTAACTATTCATCAGATAGTTATTGGGGAGACAAAGAAAGATTCCAATTTAATGCTAAAATTGATACTTATAATAATATAACAGAAATAGCTCAAGGAGATAATAGAGCTGTAAAAACTAATTTTGGTTTAGAAATTCAAGGATATCTTGTACCAGATAGTTTAAGTAAAAAACTTGCTAGTGAAAATACGAAAAAAGCATTTACTAGATCTATAGTATCTTTTGGTACAGAAGTAATCAAAACACCTACTATAAGAAAATCTAGAGAAGAAGTTAGAAACGCACCTTTTATAGCTCAAAATGTAGAACAATCAGGAGAAGGAATAGGATTTCAAATAGTAGGAAAAAATACAACAATACCTACTTCAAAAGGAGTAGCAGGTGAAGTATCAGTAGGAACAGCAGCTATAGGAAGTACATTTGTTATAGGTAACTATAAAAATACTTCGGGTATGGATATTGGAACTGATTTTATAATAGCAGCTAATGAATAACATAAAAAATAAAAAAATAAAAAAATGGCAGTAGTAAATAAAGCAACATTAAAAGGATATTTTGAACAGGGTGATATACCTACACAGGGTCAATATATGAACCTTATAGATTCAACATATAATTTATCTGAAACAGGAGCCCAAATAATACAAGGTACCCTTAGTGCTTCTGCAGCAGAAATAGGCTTTTTAGAATTAAATAAGATGTATTTACCTGGTATAGGAGTAGGTACTGCTTCAATAGGCACAACTTTTACTGTTGGTAATACTTTAGAAGTAGTTGGATCTATAGGTGGTGATGTTACATTTGGAGCAGATATAAATGATACTCATACATTTACAGGTCATATAACAGCATCAGGTAATATAAGTTCAAGTGGAGATATAATAGTTGACGGTAACATAACAGCCTCAGGAACTATAAGTTCAAGTGGAGCTTTATATGGTGAAAGATTTTATGCAAATGGTTTGGATATAGCAAGAAATTTAACAGCCGTAGTAGGACTTGGTAATCAAAACAATCAACTTTTAGTTAATGGTGATACAATAACTATTGGTGCTGCTGACGAACCTACAACATTATTAGCTAATATAACTGCTTCAGGTAATATAAGTTCAAGTGGAAAATTAGAAATATTAAATAGTATTAGTTCAAGTAATGAATTATTTATAGGACATGTAACATCATCAGGAAATGTAAGCGCAAGTGCTTTTTATGGAGATAATATGGGTCCATATTATGATCGCAGAGTACTTATGTTACCAACAGATTTTAGTACAACCGATTTTGGTAAAGTTGGAACACTTGTTAATGGAGGTGGTTCTATTAGAGGTACAGATGCATCCCACCATTTATATGCATCTTATGTTATTCCTTCCGGAATGATGTTTAAAAAAGGAAGAATATTTGGGGATACAAATGTAAGAATTATAACTATAACTGAACATACTATTCTTAATAACACAACATCAACATTAACATCTTTGGAAAATCAAGCATCTGGAGAATTTACTTTTGATACTACTAGTAGTGTAGGAGATGGAAACAAATATATTACTATTAAAATACTACCAGGAGGATCAGACACAGATGATGAATTTTATGGTGGATATTTAATTTTTGTTCCTTAATTAAATGGCTTATAAAATATTTAATTGGGATAATGCAAATTTTAATTGGAATAACAATCCATATACATGGAATGAAGTTATTTTAATAACCCAAGCTTCTGATGGTATATTTGACGTAGATCAATGGGATAAAGAAAAAAAGAAAAAATTAATTAAATTAATTTGCAAAGTAAAAGGCAAAACATATGATGAATCTAAATATGTTAATGATTTTAAAATAAAAGTAAGTGACATTAGGTTAGCTTTCCCTTCTCCT